TTTTAAAAATGAATGCGAGGGTACAGGATTCAAAGCACCAGATTAAGGACTTAGAATTTTCTGATTATTTTATAGGTCAAATAAATGAAATCCGATGCGGTCATTTGAAGCAACTAAAAACTGACCTGACCCGATTAATGGAAGATCGGATGCACAATTCAAAATATGAACGGTTTGGTGAAATTATATGCCGTTTTCAGCGTAATTATATGAAATCTGTAATCAGGTTAAGCAATGAAACAAAACAGGCTTAAGCATCCCGGTAATGCGTTTACACGGGGTAATCCAGCCGGGTTGCCGATAGCCTATAAAAACAACAGGAATATGAAAACACGAGTAATATTAAATTGGAAAACTACACTGATAGGATGCATTCTATTGGCTTCGGTTGTAGTGTTGGCTGTGACAAAAACCATATCCATAGAAACCGGGATAGGCTACACCATATTGTCGCTTCTGCTTCTCTGGATTAAAGATTCAGTTTTCAAAGTATAAGGTTGTGTTTGCTTGGTGGGTAGGTCGCTCTGTGGTGGGGCGGCCTTTTTTATTGCAGATCAGCACGTTACGATTTAGCCTTATTTAGAATCGGTATAAATTATAAAAAAAGTGTAGCAAACTATTGACTTGTACTAAATAATAGTATATCTTTGCTTCATCAACTTAACCACTGTTCTTTGTTTATTGCCTGTCAACTTGTGTACAATGACAGATTTAAGGCGCTGACTAATCGCTCCGGCATTTTTAGTAACATCCTTAACCTCAGAGTACGATATGGAAAATAAAGGCAATAAATAAGGGACATAAAACCAAACAAAATGAAAACAAATAAAATTATTACAGTATCAGAATACAACGCTACACAGACCAGCCAGCACATGATGTTTAACTCAAAACGTGGGTATGTAGTTACCGATGGTGATTCTGCAATTTACTGCAAATCTATTGCAATCGCACAAAATCAGGTTAATATTGAGTTTGAACCAGCAAAAAATGAGTTATCCTATGCAGAAGCAGAATTGGATTGGGCTGTTGAGCACTCAGCAGTTGGTTTAACCCATAATATGATTTCAAAATAATTAAACTCGCTGCGCTATCGGCTACACGGGCAAACTTAAACCAAAACCACATGAAAACCTTACCAATCCTTTACACAGGACAGCAATTCCGGGTTATCCGAAATCAGGCCGGAATGTCTGTCAACAAACTGGCTGAGATGTCAAAGGTCGCACGTACTCAGATTTACAACTTTGAGGGCGGCACACTGAACATCACCATCAGCACTTACCGCCGCCTACTCAATGCGCTGGCTGAATTTAAATCGACACAATCATGAGCGCAAAATTCACAACTGGGCCTTGGAGCCTAAATATGATTTACGGGGCGATACGACATATTAATAAAAATGTCGAATATGAATCATTTATTGACGAGGATAATTCAGAATTTCAGGCATTCCAACATGGGAAAATTGAATTTCCAAATGTACGTATTAATCCGCTTGACGCCAACCTTATCGCAGCCGCTCCTGATATGTACGAGGCTCTTAAAAGCATCGAAAATGATGATAATAGCATTCCTGCCGCAATATGGGAAATGCGAAATAGAGCCATTGCTAAAGCGGAAGGAGTTGAGCCATGATCACCGGAGCCGTTCTAATCATCGCTGGCATCGTACTGCTGAAGAAAGTAACCGATTATTTGAACCCGTAAAAATTGAAACGATGAAAACAGTTATTGAATGGTTTGATACATTGCCTGAGCCATACAAAACACAGGCAATAAACAACACGAAACTACATCTTTTGAAAACATTTGATGAATCTTTAATTGATGCGATAAAATCATCTTTTACATGGCACAGTACAGATCAGGGGCATGACTATTGGTTTGACCTTGTTAATCAAATAGATTCAGGAACAATAAAAACCTCTTAACCATGTGCGACCACTGCCGAAACATTACCGAAACCTGTCCCGTATGCGGACAAACAGACCGGAGCGAGCCGGTTGAAATATTGACCAAAGTTACACACTGTTCGGACTGTCCGATGGGGGAGTATTGGACTACCAACGCAAGAGAAGGGTACAACTGCCATTTCGACCCAAACAATATCAGAACTGTTTTATATGTTATGAACGATTCTGATTTACTTGCAGATGAACAACCACTACCCGATGACTGTGACCTACGAACCAAAACAATCACAATTAAGTTGAACCAATAACACCAAAGCAAAATGAAAATACAAATAAATGATAGGGTTGGACTAAATGTTCATGACACGCTTAAACTTGTCAGATCATTAATTGATAACAGGCCACCAACTGAAGAAAGGAAATTTGACTATGGATTTGAAACACATGGAATTTTCGGAATTACATTAATGGAACTGCCATACCCGATACAGGTTAGACAAACAAACAAAAGGAAAAGCAATTCAAGTCCTATTGTAATTTCAATAGAAAAACATACTCCAATTTTTTAACCAATAACACCCGCCACCATGCCACACTTCAAAGAATTTATCGACCCGAATTTCCTCTGTAACATCGATTTTCTCGATGACAAAGGGAGTTATATTCGGAAGATCGTAACGATCAAAAACGTAACGAAAGAGGAAATCCACAACGGAAAGGGCGGCACTGAACTTGTCGCAACCGTTCACACATCAGAAACAAAACCATTCGTACTGAGCAAAAAAAACCTGAAAACGCTGATCCGGCTTACCAAGAAGATCAATACAGACGACTGGGTAGGGCAACGGATTGAACTGTTCATCAGCGAAAATGTAAAGGCATTCGGTTCACTGTTTGACGTTATCCGGATCGCTGACAAACATATCGAACCTGCAAAGAAACAGGACTACACGAAACAGGAAAACCTACTCAAAGCCTGTTTAACACTTGACGAATTACAGGCTGCATTTCTTAGCCTGACCGGAGTAGAACAGCGTGCAGTTAACTCACTCAAAGACGAACTTAAAAAAACCTTACCAGTATGAAAATCCTAACCATGCCCCAGCAGTCCTTTGAATGGCATCAGGAGCGATGCGGTTCGATAGGTGGCACATCATTCGGACAGGTCATTTCCGGCAAGAAGAACCGCCTTATTTACAACCTGATCAATGAACGCCTGAACGGTTATGTCACACCGGATGACTATATCAGCGATGATATGCAGTTCGGATTGGATAACGAAGATGCAGCCCGTGAACTGTACAGCGAAAAGTCCGGCATCAAATTTCATCAGGTCGGTATGATCAAATCCGATTACTCCACTATTCACCACGCATCACCGGACGGGCTGAATGAAGATGAAACGATTGTGCTGGAGTGCAAGTGTACCGATGACGGCGCTATCCATTTACAGCGACATTTTGAAGGTGTCGAATCATCGCACATGCCGCAAATCATCAACTACTTTGCCGTGTCTGATCAGATCAAAGAGGTTCACTTTGTTTCGTATTGCCCGTATCGTGAAGAACGTCCGATTGTGCCGTATGTGTTCAAATCTGAACATTATCAGGACAAGATCGCAGAAGCCCGTAAAAAGATCGTTGAGATCGAAGCAGAAGTAATCAAGAAACAGCAGGAATTTGTATTCTAAAAACTAAAACGAAATGACAATAGAACAAAAATTAGATGCAGATAGAACGTATCGTAATTTTGCATCAATGGCAAGTTATAATTCAATTCTAAATAAAGAGCAGGTAAATTATCTGTTTGAATCGCACGGAAATGACATTTATTGCCACGGTCATTTAAGGACTATTATTGCCGAAGCAATAACCATCGACACTTTTAAGGTTTACACAAAAACATTTTAAATTATGATCCCAAAAGAACACCAATTAATCTGTTCTAAATGCGGGCAGATTATTGACATGAGGGATTTAAGTCAGGTATTTGCACATGAACCATGTAATGGCATTAGAAAAGATTACAACAAAATTGAACAAATACCATATTTTGGAAGTAAAAAAATTGGTGATAGTACATTTTGGACAATAGATAAAGAACCAATTAATCTTAACTAACCCCAACCCCCATGCAACCACTAACCACAAACGAGATATCAATTCAGGTCGATGATCAGATAACCTATGCCGATAAGGTTATGTTTATCTTCCGTGCCAAAGCGAAACCGTTCACACCCTGGC